AGCGAAAACGGCATCTGTTATCGGGTTAACCGAAGCAGAAGCACTAGCGAGGTTTGATGATATATGTCAGAAAAACAACGTTAGTGTCCAAGAAGAAGGCATACTATGTCTCAATCTTTGGAAAGAGTTCTACAACAGTGCGTTAAGAGCGCAAAAGAACAGTAGTAATGGTAATGGCGGAAACGGCACTACAACAAGTGGTGGCGGATTTTACAAGCAAGCGTTTGGTTTCTTTGCATCACTAGATGAAGCAAGAGATATGTTAGCAAGAAAGAATGAAGCAGTAGTTGCTGATTACAGAAGAGATAAAGATACTTCTTTCTCTACTGGTCAAGTAGCAGTATTTACAGAAGTTGATGGTAAGTATGAAGGTAGAATGATGAGAGACGGTGAAGAGTTAGTTAAGATGATGGATAAATTACCTGCTAACAACACTGATATGGATGATGGTACATACATTACTCCTCTAGATACTAATGATGCAGAATGGAATAAAGCAAGATATGGTAAACCACTTGCTGTTTCTGAATGGAGACGCTCAGGTGTTTTCATCGGAGAAGTTGATGGTAAGTTTGGTAAGTTCTTCTTTAATTACAAAGGAGAATCATCTAAGGATTTCTGTCCAAACACCTTTGAGTTTGTACACTTCGATTGTATTCTTAACTCAAATGATGCTACTAAGATACATGGTGGTAAAGCAAGAACTCTAGAGTCTCTTGTTGTGAACAGTTCTCTTGCTGATGGTGATTCCCGTAAGGAAGATACATCTGATATTAACATGCAAGATGCGTTGATGGAATACAGTGAAGCGAACTTCTGTCCTATTGTTGATTTAGGACAAGCACATGGTATGGTTATGGATAAAGACTACAATGATAGGTTTGTATTTACTGATGGTGATGTTACTACTGTTAACATGAATCAGACAAAGAATGGTAACAGATACTTTGTTCTAGCAGACTTCAATTCGGAGTTCTCTCTAGATGATGATAACCTAACATGTTGGACACCTCCACACATTAACATAGACTTTGGTATTGGGTCAAAGGTTGTTGTTGTAGGTAGAACTTCACAAGGTACTGATGAAGATGGTAACTTAAGACCAATTTCATTGAATGTTAATGGAATACTTGTAACAAAGGCTAGAGGCGGTAGTCCTGAAGAGATAACTCATATTGAGGATGACTCAGATGGGTTTGATGATGACTGGATGCCAGTCTGATTACATTTTGTGTAGCCATACACTTATTGTTGGTCATAGGGGTGCAATGCCCCTAAATAACTTAAGAGTTGATATAATGAATAAAGGATACTATAATGAATATAATATAACTTCGTATGCTGATGATGATGACATAATTCATGGTCAATCATACGCTATAAGGGTCAGTAACATTGATTTTGTTACTTGGAAACCTAATAACGAACTAAGAAACGAGATTTGGATGAAATTGCATACTAAATCCGGTAAAGAAATAAGAGTAAAAGTAGATAGAGAAGGATTGAATGAAATATTAGCCACAGTTGGCAATGATTTAGTTCAATTTGAAGATAATAACAGGAATAGGAATGAATATGAGTTGGAACAAAGGAAAAAGTACGGAAATTAAGACGTTTGAAGAAAGAAAGAAAGAAAGACTTGAGAAAATCAAGTATAAAGCAAAAGTAGCAGAATCCTACATGTGTTTAGGTATTTGGGGAGAACCCAAATCTGCTAAATCTGCAATATCATTAGATATTTTGTCTGAAGAAGATATTAAAAACGACATGAAAGTGTATGTTTTTGATTTTGACAATAGGGCTATTGATGTTAAAAGAAACCATTACAACAACATAGATAATATCGTTGTTGATAATCCGATTGAAAGAAAGGATGACAGTTTAGTTGATTTTAACGCTACAATGATGAATGCTAGAACATTTTATGAAATGGCTATGGAATGCTTAGAAGAAGGTAAACTAAAAGCAGTAATAGTTGATGGAGCAGATAAACTTCTAACAGATGTTTGCGAAACGAAGATGAGAGAGAAACATGGTATGGATGCTGATACAGTTATCAAGCAACCTCCATATGTTTGGGGTGATAGAAATACTCCTTACAAGAACTTCTTACATAAGCAGATACTAGAGATGCCTTGTCATCGAATAGTAATTGCACATTCTAAAGATAAGTATGCAGGTAATCCTAACCCTATTGGTGTTGAGGCTAACTGGCATGATTCAACAGAAGATATCTTCACTGCTACAATTCGTATGCAGAGAGACTTAAGAAAAGGTGGAGCAGAATACACAGCATTGTTTGAAGCAAGTGCAAGAAAACCTGAACTTATTGGAACAAGAAGAAAGGTTCTATCAATTAAAGATGGTAATATTGAGTGGACTGGTGTTGCTGAAATTAAAACAGGCGAACTTTAGAGGGTAATAATATGACAATAACAATAACAATAGAAACAGATGACTTTAGAGAGTTAATAGAAAGTGTTGCCTTGAAAGGTAAATACAATAATGGAGACAGTAGTAAGAATGGACAACTGAGTAATTATGCTTGGTTGGTTAGTGATGGTGAGTATCTTAATGCTTACAATGCAGATACAACTACTATTTGTGCTTCTAGAGTAGCCAATGAAGGTATTGCTACTGCTTCTTGGATAGTTGATATTGAAAAGACAGTAAAATATCTCAAAGCATTTAGTGATGAGATAACACTGACTGTTAGTGATTACTTGACTATTAGTAGTGATTCTGCTAATGCTAAAGTACCATTAGTATCGGAACACCCACACAATGATTACATTGGTAGGATTGTAACATTCACTAAAGACATGAGAAGTGATAATCCTTCGTGGGGTGAAGGTTTCCCTATCTTTGGTAAGACACAGTTTGAAGCAGAGATAGTAATATCAGAAGATGAAATTAAACGAGCAAGTTCTGCATGTGATGTAGTTAATATTGCTAGATATAAGTTCAACTTCGATGATGAAGTATTAACAATGTCGAGTACTAAAACAATGAACGAGACTATTGATACTAACGTAGAGTACACTATTGCAGAAGGCGATAGTGCTACTGTTGAGTTTAATGGACAGTTTGCAAAGTTCTTGAATGGTGCAGTTAGACTGTACCTCAAGGATGATGCTCCTGTTCTTTTCGTAACAACAAACAGGCTACTGTTGAAAGCACCATATCTTAACAGGTGAGTAAATGATAATATGTAAAACAGAAAATGGAATAGGATTGAGGTGGAGAGAAGGAGATGAGATACAAAGTAAGATTGTGTCTCACTCCGACTTTCAACCTTACATGTATGTGCTTGATGATTCTATTCCAGTTGGAGCAGATAATTTTAGTTTTAAGTGTAAAGATAGTCATGGTTCTTTTAATATTAAAGTAAACTTTTGTCCAACAGGAGAAGTTAGTCTTGAAAAAAGACCATTACAAAAAGTAACTTGGACACCTAATAATCCTAAATATGCTAAAGATGTTAGGGTTGCTTTAGAGGCTAACAACATTAAAACCTTTGAAGCAGATGTACCATATCATTACAGATACGCTGTTGATGAAATAAAGGAAATACCTGAACAAAACTTAAGAAGATGGTATTGGGATATGGAATGGCAACAAGGTGGTAAGTATGATGAGTGTATTACTTGTATTGTTATCTACGATAATTATGACGATGAGTATCATGTATTTGCTTGGTATCCCGAAGAAGGTAGAGACATAGTATTGAAAGATAATGATAGTTTTATTCTACATAGATATAACAGCGAACATAATATGCTTACAGGTTTCTTAGCATTCTCTATGGATAAAGAACCTGACATGCTTATCTCTTGGTTCGGATGGAAGTTCGATATACCAAAGTTGTTTACTAGAATGGTTCACCACAATATTGACCCAAGATTACTATCTCCTTTTGATGAGATAACTGGTATTGGTTGGAAAAGAAATAAGCCTACCATTTGGAAGTCTAGAGTAGAAGGTTATTCTCCTGTAACTCAACCAATCAAAGGAATGATTACAGTAGCATTAGATTTAATATTTGAAAGACAATGGAATGATGCTCAACGTGGAACACTACCTTCCCTATCATTGGATTAT